TCAGTGTTCTCATATTGAACACCATCCTGGAAATTTAATCCCTGCGGAAGATAAAGATTTACTGTTCCACCTGTAGTGGTGATTGTTTTGTCACCAATTCTTTGATCCCCACCAACAACGGCTGCAGCTAAATTTGGATTACTAGTCCCAATAGCTGCCATTCTCTGTCCACTCGTCGAAGAGTTTAGTGCAGTGAAACTAATCTTACCTTCATACTTCTCATCTGGAACTAATGGAAAGTTAAATGCCACGTATCTTACCTATAAATATATAATGGTTTAAATTATTTATATGGTATTATGAAAACTTACAAAGGCAAATACAAAGTCAAAAAACCTAAGAAGTATGCAGGCGACCATACACAGGTTATTTATAGATCCTATTGGGAGAAGTTTGCATTTATGTGGTGCGAAGATCAAAATGATATAAAATCATGGTCCTCTGAAGAAACAATTATACCATATATCAGTGCAATCGACAATCGTGCTCATCGTTACTTCGTTGACCTAAAACTAAATATGAAAGATGGTAGAACTATTCTCGTTGAGATTAAACCTGAAAAGCAAACGAAACCACCAGCTGGTAGAAGAAGAACTAAAAAACATATCAGCGAGTCTTTAGAGTATGTTAAAAATCAATGTAAATGGAAAGCAGCAAGTGAATACTGTAAAGATAATGGTTATGAGTTTCAAATCTGGACAGAAAAAACACTCCGAGCAATGGGGATGAAAGTATAGATGGCCGATCTATTTCAAAAACTGGAACTTGAAGCATTCCGTAAAGGAATTACTCCAAGAAGTAAAGAATCCCGTGAGTGGTTTCGTAAAAAGGCGTCTCAATTAAATCCTAATCGTGCAGAGTTAATGCGTGCAGAATCAGTCCAACTCAGGAATCGTCCTGCGGTTGGAAGCATGTATATGTATTTTTATGATCCTAAAACAAAAGAAAAACTGCCATACTATGATAGGTTCCCTTTGATTATTATGGTTAAACCTGCTCCTGGTGGATTTTATGGCATCAATCTACATTATCTGCCCATGGCATTACGTGCTAAATTCCTAGATGCACTGTTAGACAATATAAATAATGAACGATACGATGAAACAACTAAATTTAGAATATCTTATAGTATGCTAAAGCGAGCATCAACATTGCGAGCATTTAAACCTTGCTTTAAAAGGTACTTGTCTAGACATTTAAGATCAAGACTCGCTTTAGTTGCTCCTACAGAATGGGAAATTGCTACGTTCTTGCCAACTGCTGATTTTGAGAAAGCAAGTTCAACTACAGTATACAGAGATTCTAGAAGGAAAATGGTAGCTTAATGGCAAGTGTAGAAGACTTAAAGGGTAGAGTATCCAAAGGTATATCTAGATCAGATAGATACAGAGTAATCTTGCCGACAGAGTTTGGCGGAGATGCTAGAACGATTGATGCTCTTTGCCGTGCTGTCAATATTCCTGGACGTCAAATCGTAACCAACGAAAGAACGATTGGTATGATGTCTCAGAAAATGCCATATGGATTTTTATCTGAAGATGTCAACCTTACATTCCTCCTTGATCAAGACTATTCAATGAGAAGATACTTTGAGAACTGGCAAGAGGAAATTATTGGATTCGACACTTACGAATTAAAATATAAAAGCGAATACGCCAAGACAGTTGTGATTCAACAACTAGATCATGGCGATAACTCAGTGGTATATGCTTGTAAATTATTAAAAGCCTTTCCTACAACAATGCAAGCAATCGAACTTGGTGACGATAATCAAAATCAATTAGTACAACTCAGCGTTCAACTTTCCTATACTGACTGGGAACGAATTAGATAATTATGGAGTGATATTATCATGGCTTTGCCAAAACTTAATGAAACGATTAAATATTCTACAAAAATTCCATCTAGTGGCGACACAATTAGATTTAGACCATATCTCGTAAAAGAAGAAAAGGTGTTAATGATTGCTCTAGAGCAGGGCGATGAACTTGGATCGCTTGAGGCAATCTGTGATACTCTTGAGTCTTGTATTGATGAAGAGATTAACGTAAGAACCCTTCCGATCTTTGACATCGAATATCTCTTCACTCAGATCCGTAGCAAGTCCGTAGGCGAGTCTAGCGATATTAAAGCGAAGTGTACCGAGTGTGAAACATCTAATGATATCAAAGTAGATATCTCAAAGGTTGATATTAAAGTACCTAAAGGCGCCAATGCAAAGAAGATTAAACTGTCTTCTGATATTACTTTAGAAATGAAGTACCCTACTTTGAAAGATATTGGTCCTAAAATGGTTAAATATAAGGGTAGTCAAACTGATCAGGCATTTGATATGATTGCTGCTTGTATTAGCGCAGTTGAAACAAAAGAGGAAAGATTCTCGCTGGATGAAGAGACACCTGAAGAAGTGATGAACTTTATTGAATCGTTCTCGACAGAACAGTTTATGAAGGTTCGAGATTTTATTGAAAATATGCCACGACTTAAACATGATGTAGAGTTTCAATGCGGTAGTTGTGGTCATGATAATAAGTTGACATTGGAAGGAACCGCTGATTTTTTTTAGTATGCCTCTCTCATGACAACCTGACAAATCATTATCAGGTAAACTTCCAGTTGATGCAACATCATCATTATTCTTTGACTGAAATTGACATGATGATACCTTGGGAGAGAGAAATCTATCTTGCTATGCTAATCAACTATCTTGAAGAAGAAGCCGAACGACAGAGAGCAAAATAAATGGCAGAAGCTACACTAAATGACGTAACCGCAATGTTACAAATGCAGAACGAAGAGCAAGGTAAAACTACCTCTGCTGTCGTTGCACTTGTACAGCGTTTTCAAAGTTTGCTTGACATGCAAAAAAGAAGTATTCTAGACGAAGCAGAGGCTAGAAGAGAAGCAGGTAGAACACCAGAGCCACCTTCTCCAACTGGAGGTATGGGAGCGGGATTCGGTGCAGGTGTCAAAGAAGGATTATTTGACATCAGTGGATTCGGCGTCTTAGATATTCTAGGCGTAAGTTCTTTAATAGCGCAAATTACAGGATTCTTCGTTGCTACAGCATCAATAATTAAAAAACTTGCGAAAGTATTTACAAAAGGTTTACTATTAGCATTAGAGGAAACATTTAAAGGTATATCAGCAGGTTTACGGGTCATCGAAAATGCAGCATTTAAGTTGCGAAAAATACCAGGAATGGGTGCCATCGCTAATTTGTTAGCAAGACTTTCATTATTTTTTGAAGACTTAGGTGTTAGAGTTGCAAAGATTTCTGCAAAGATTATGCCAACACTCGACTTCGTAAAAGGTTTCGGTAAGATTTTGGGTAGATTATTCTTACCTTTAACTATCCTTATTACTGCATATGATACAGTCAAAGGGGCGATTCAGGGGTATCAAGATGCCGGAATCGTTGGAGCATTAGAAGGTGCAGTTACAGGATTCTTTAGTTCATTAGTTGCAGCGCCGCTGGACCTTCTTAAAAATGCTACTGCTTGGGTATTAGGTAAACTTGGATTTGAAAACGCACAAGAAACCTTAAATGAGTTTTCTTTTAAAGAATTATTCTCTAATCTGATTGGAGGAATCTTTGATGATGTAGGTAAGATTGGTAGCTTCGTTGGTGATCTTTTCAAAGGAGAGTTTTCACTAGAGAAAGCAAAAGAAGCACTTGGTGCAATATTCAGCCTTTCACCAGTAGGAATGATTATGAATTTAGTTGAAGGTATCGTCCCAGGTATCTTTGAAAAGATTGGCAATGCTTTAGATTTCTTTGTGGAACAACTAAAGATTGGATCGCAAGAAGCTCTTCTAAAAGTTATGAATTTAATTCAGAATATTCCAGATCAATTAGTAGCATTCTTGAGCGATAACCTCAGAATCAGTATTCCTAAAATTGCTATTCCTATTCCAGGATTCTTAGGTGGCGGTGAATTGGTTATCGCAGAGCCAAGTGAGATTGGTGTTCCTGGCGGAGAATCAGCAAGAGCTAGAATCGCAGAGCGTAATGCTCGATTGGAAGCTCAGCTGTTAGAATTGAATAGGCAGAACCTACAGAATGTTCAAGGTGTTGGAGCAGGAAGTACGACGGTCATCAACCAAGTGAGTGAAACAAACAACGCTCAGTCGACGACCATCGCATCAGATATCCCAGCTGCTCAAGATATTTACATGAACAAAGGACTTATTGGTTAGTCTTCATTCGCAAGACGTGAGAAGTATGACATAGTGTCATCATCA